GAACCTTTCTTTTTCAATAGCTTAGGCGCAAGGGCAATGAAAGCTAACCAAAGGGTCGCGATAGCTACACCGATCACCGAGAAGGAAGCGCTTGCCTACCGAAAGAAGGTAAAGGTTCGCGGTCCCGACGAGTGCTGGCCTTGGAGCGGTGCGCACAACTCAAGGGGCTACGGGACTTGTCAGGTGGACGGGCACAACGTACAGGCGCACCGGGTGGCCTATCGCCTGACGGTAGGGGAAATCCCCGCAGGGCTAGTTCTAGACCACTTGTGTCGAAACAGGTGGTGCCAGAACCCTACTCACTTAGAGCCTGTTACGTGTAAGGAGAACATACGCAGAGGTAAACTGTATAGATCCCACTGTAGTGCTGGGCATGAATTAACTGAGGATAACATACAAAGAACTAAGGATGGCTATCGGGTATGTTTAACGTGTGAAGAGATAAGAAAGAACACACCAAGAAAGAAACGAATTCTGTCTGAGACTTGTAAGCGAGGACACATCCTTCCGATAGTTGGTGTGGTGCGGAAGAACGGGACTGTTGCTAGGGTTTGTGCTGAATGCAATAAGATCCGGGAGGCTAACCGCACAACGCACAAGCCTTGTCCGACGTGTGGGGAAAAGATGGCACGGAAAAGCAAAACTTGCATAAGCTGCAGGGACAAAAGGCTGGCGTCGGAAGGCGTTGGCAAGTATCGTGACAAGGGTACGGCATAGCTCTTCGCTAGCGCTCAACAACAGGATGGTATCAAATGTCAAAACTAAAGAATATGGCTTGTCTTCTAGCGCTTACGCTAAGTGCCTGCGGCGAGCCGTTGCAGGTCGGGGATAAGACTTATCCGACCTATGGGTTTCTCAATGCAAGCACACATAAGAGCAGCGAAGTTTGTTATGAGCCGAACATGGACAACGTAGTGTGGGCGGTTGCGTTAGCGCATACAATAGTCGCGCCCGTTTACTTTTTTGGATGGGATATCATGGAACCGGTGCGGGTCAAGCCGGCGCATTGTGATGATTGTTCTATTGATTGTCAGGATGTTAACGGAGAACAGACAGATGGCTAAAGACTACAGCGAGTTACAGAACAAGGTCGTTGCCTTATGGGCGGCTCTAAATGAGAAAGGCTGCGCCTTCAAGTTGGGCGGCACCCGCTTTGCTTTCACGACGACAGATAAGAGTGAAACGGAATGAAAAAGCCAGCCTTCATCTTTGACATTGACGGAACACTAGCGCTGCGTGGGGACCGTTCGCCCTATGATATGCGGAAGATTAAGGAAGACGCCGTTAATGCTCCGGTGGCTACTTGCCTGCGTGCGTTAAGGCTCGAAAGGGTTTTTTCTATTCTTTTGTTTTCGGGGCGGGACGAAGCTTGGCGGGACGACACTTTGGCTTGGTTATGGTGGCATAACATCCGTTTTGATTTGCTTCTAATGCGCCCGGCCGGAAGCAAAGAGCCCGATGATTTTGTGAAGTTGCGGATGCTTGGGCTTGTGCAGGACGAGTATGAGATCATGGGTGTGTTTGAGGATCGGAAACGAGTAAAGCGGATGTGGGTTGAAGCGGGTGTGTTTGTTTTTGATGTTAACCAGAAGGATGGGGAATTCTAGCGTAATGTCCCCGAGAAAGCGTGAAGCCTTTAACTTCGCCAAGAAAACGGCGGGTGGCGGAACCGGTACTCGTGTTGAGGACTTGCTTAGGGACGCTGAACATGCGGAACTGCAGGCGGAAAAGGGGCCATTTTATCCGGAGCGTGGCGTCACTCCAGAAGCGCTAAAGGCATATGCCACGCGGTGTCGTAAGGCTGCCGGGAGGCAGGCGCCGTGACCAGTCTAGGAACTTCCGACTTAGGAGCGCTAACGGGTGCTCTCTTGTTAGCGATGGCGGCTGCCGGCGCGGTCGGTTACTCTATTGGTGACAACTTCGGCACCCCTTGTTGGCAAACCAAGTCAAACGAAGAGATCGTGGCCGAAATGCTTAACATTGAGCCTGCGGACGTGCGGCCGGTTTCAGCAGATATGCAAGGCGATTGGGTGCGGATCGTCTATGCAGCGCGCTTTCGCGAAGGAAAGTGCACTATGTTGATTGGCAATGGGACAATCACTTCTTGCGAGAATAAGTAGTAGCAATGCGTAGCAAACTAGTTGCTTTAGCTTTAGCGGTCGGCGTAGCGGGGACAACAGTTCCGGCCTTCGCTATCGATTGGGACGCATACAAAGAACGAGTTGAGTCTTGGAAGGAATACCAACGAAACCAGGACGTGCTCCGGAATGAGAGCGAACAGGAAGCTCCGGACATGCGCACGCTCCCGGCAGAAGTAATTGAGAGCCTGTCATTTACGCCTCCGGGTGAATCCAAGAGGACTTCGCGAGAGCTTTTGCGCTTGCGTTTACCTAACGGGCAGGAATGCGTTGCTGCAACTTACGATATGCGTGTCGAAGCGCTTTCTTGCCGGTGGTAAGCCACAATGACCGCGGCAACAATCATCATGCTCATTGTTCTGATCGTGCTGGAAGTTGACGAGGAACTTGCGGACTGGTTGGCAGGCTTTGAACGAAGGAAAGGTTGAACGCTGTGTCGATACTAACTTGTTTTAATGAAAGCCAGATTATGGTCGGGGATTGCCTAGAAAAGTTGGCAGAGATTCCTGACAAAAGTGTGAATACTTGTGTGACTAGTCCGCCTTACTTCGGACTACGAGATTATGGCCACGACGGGCAGATCGGCCTAGAGCCAACGCCAGACGCCTACGTCGCAAAGATGGTCGCAGTGTTTCGTGAAGTGCGGCGCACGCTGCGCGACGACGGAACGCTTTGGCTGAACTTGGGGGACAGTTACGCTGCGAATCGCAGTTATCAGGTCAGCCAAAGCAAGCACATGGCGCACGATTACGGTAAAAGCAATGCCACCAAAGTGCCTACCTGCCTAAAACCAAAAGACCTCATCGGCATTCCCTGGCGCGTTGCATTCGCGCTCCAAGCTGATGGATGGTACTTGAGGCAGGATCTGATCTGGCACAAGCCAAATCCGATGCCTGAAAGCGTTACTGATCGTTGCACCAAAGGCGCACGAGTACATCTTTCTGATGAGCAAGTCGGAGAGGTACTATTTTGATGGTGGGGCGATAGCTGAACAAAGTACAGAATACACAAAAACTCCAGGGAGGCTACGTGTTGATAGTGGAACGCGCAAAGGTGTCTTTGACGTTAAACTTGATGGAGTAAATCAATGTGGCGTGCGCGAGACACGCAACCGCCGATCTGTCTGGACCGTCTCAACGAAACCCTACAAGGAGGCCCACTTCGCCACGTTCCCCGTTGACCTGATCACGCCTTGCGTTCAGGCAGGTTCTCCACAGGGCGGAACGGTCCTGGACCCATTCTTCGGTGCAGGCACAACGGGTGTCGCTGCCATCCAGCAAGGTTGCCGGTATATCGGAATCGAGATTAATCCGACTTATGCCGAGTTAGCCGCCGCCAGATGTCTCAAGACGTTTCATGACATTTTGAATAATTTGCTTTCGGCATAAAACCCAATGCTAGCCGTTAGTGATCCCAAGGTCCCGGTCTCGGCCTGTCGGTTCTGCGGGACCAAGCTTGGCCCCCGCCCGCCTGGCCACCGCGAGCACCGCTTCTGCTCGGCTGCTTGCCGTAGCGCGCAAAATAACTTGCGCTTAAAGCGCGGTGCCCAGATTTATGATTTGCTTTGTGAGTGGAAAAGGTCGTATAAAAACCGACACCTGCTTACCGAGATCAGTCAGCAGGTTGCGGGTTGGCTGGAAGATGATGCGGTGCGGAAAGGCGAAACAAAAAAACCGAAGAGAAGGAGAAAAGCAAATGTCAACACATAAGGACACGGACGGTGACGTTTTGTACGCTCCTATTCGTGAGGGCTGCACCATCGCATTTGCCGATGGCGGGCACTTCTCGATAATTCGCCAGGGGCGAGCGGTGGGGTTCGAAATCGTCGAGGAAGGGTTTTTGCCCCCCCCCCTGTAAAGGTATACCCGAAGGAACTTGAGATTGCTCATATTCGTTATGCGCTTGCGAAGCTCCTAAAAGGGTGATGTCATGATGAGAGAAAAGCCTATCAAGGTGTCGTGCTTAGAAGGTTTACCTTTTATCTCTTTTGCGAGCCAGCGTGAAACAGGGTATTGGACTCATTTTGCTCTAACCGCTTCCAACATAGATGAATTGGTTGCGGATCTGCTTAAGGCAAAAAAAGCAATCTATGATGGAAGGGTCAAGATGTGAAAGCTTCTGACTGTTTGCGCGAGACCTTTAAGGCAAAGGTCGCTGAAGGTTTGGTTGATATGAAATTTTACCTTAGTAACGTGGATGAAGCCACGACTGAGGACGTTTGCGCGGAAGTCAACGCGATGCTTGATGCGATCCAGAGCGGTGACGTTGTGCGGATCGTTTCTTGGGGAGATAGCCATGGAAACTTCTGATCGCATAAAGCTCGAACAGCACGGGGAGGACGGCTGGTTCTTCGCGACCGTGGAGGACGCTGACGGCTTGCTATCGTTCGGGCCGACCAAGAAAGAGACGTTGTTACGGTTAGCCGTCACAAAAAGGCTTTGGAAAGAAGGGATCACTAAATGACGTCTTGGCCAGATTGGGTGGCGCGGGAGCATCGGCCGCCTCCGGTTTTCTGCAAATATTGCGGGTCACGTCTTTTGCCGAAAACTGGGTTCAAACCACTGAGGTTTGATGAATATCCCGGGAAACCAATTCCTTCTGAGAAGGTATGCCGTAACCCACAGTGCTCGTGGAACGTCGTGAAGTTTGCTGCGAGCAGCAATGGGAGCGCACATGGCTAAGCGGTGTTGTGGTACATGCCGCCATTTCCGGGGCGAGTACCAGCATTGCGAGTGCCCGGACTGGGAAACGTCGAGCCGGGCATTGCGCACGAGCGACGGCGGCCAGTGGTGCCGCGAGTATGAGGAGGTAAACGATGAGCGGCAGGGGTGACGACAAGTCGATAGAGCCGGCGGCGCATCAGTCGCTGTTGAGCGGGGGGCTGCGCCGAGCCTCCCTTGAGGACATGAACATGGTCGCCCGCACCAAGCAGGCGGCGGAAAAGCTGGCAGAAGAGTTGCTGGCTGCTCTGGAGGCGAGGTTGGAGCAGGCAAAGGCTGAGGCCCCCGCTGCGCTCACCGAGCTGGAGCGAAGGGATGATGAGCGTGTTAGGCGCATCGCAGAAGAGGTCGCGGTCAAAGTACAGGCGCGGCTCGATGCGCGCATCGCCGCGCTTGAAGCGCTCAACGCCTCGGTGAGGCATCCCGCCTCGTCTAGCGAGACCGGGTGGGCGATCATGGACTATGCCGGCCTATTGCTAGCGGTGGACGGGATCTTCCGCTCGGACCTCAAACCGCACGAGGTGCGGCGGCTCGATCGCGAACCAGTTTCTGAGTACACGATGGATGCCCACGCCTCTGGCTCGGCTGCTGTGCGTCGGGCGTGCGGCGGAACTCGACAAGGAAACTCTGAAGGATGTGACGTGACTACATACACAGTGAGTGTCCGCGGTAGTGACGCTGGCAGAGCCACGCTGGGGAAGAGGTCCTGGAAAACCTGATCCAGCAGTTCAAGGTTTAACGAAAAAAGAGGGGCGAGCGCAGATTTCTGTTGCTCGTCCAGAAAAACAAGGTACTATGTACCCACAAACAACGAACGCAGAGGGAGTTTCCACCGATGACCAACCAAAGCCCCTTCAACCGGATTGCCAACACGCTTTGGGCCGAGTTCGCCGTCGGCGCCTTCGCAGCTTCTCCAGAAGCGGTACTTTGGGCTGCCGCCAAGCAGCATGACCCGGAGGCTTGCGTTTCCGCGTTGAACCGCAGGCGTCAGCGTCGGGGCAACCCGCTGGTCTACGTGCCTCACGGGTACTTCGAGGGTTTGCGGGGAACCACGATCAACGAGGGGGCAGATCGCGTTGGTGGGTACAATCGGGACGACATCGGGTTGTCGCCCGATTATTGATCTGGTTTTTGGGGGCGCCATTCGGGGCGCCTCGCTGCGCGACGGTAATGACTAGGTGTTCGACAATGACTGACGAAGCTTCTCGCCTCAACGAGTATGAGCGCGAGCACCTTATGCGTTGGCTAGCTCGCGCCATCGCGGATGCTGGAACTCCGGAGTTCGAAGCGGCTTTTTACGCCATCGAAAACCACCTCGCTGAGCTAGACCCGTGCGAACGCGCGGATGCGCTTAACCGGGGATGGTGCCGCATTTATGGCGATGTTGTAGCGGATTAAAAGGGCACAAAACACAATGAATCGTTTTCATAAGGGTGACAGAGTCGCGCATACGTTCAGCCGACGTGTCGGCACTGTTGTTAGCGAGCGGTTGAAAAAAACTACACGATTGATCGCTGGTGATTTGTATCTTGTCCAGTGGGATCATGAAGCGGAACCGCGGGTTTGGTCAGATGAGACGCTTGTTGCCGGTAAACCAAAAGGGAAAAAATAAATCAAAAGTCGCTTTGGCCTTTGTGACAGAAGATCACGACAGAGCCTTTCGCGAAAATCGCGCAGTATCTTTCATCTATCGCCCTGGCTACTAGTTCAAAGGAGGAAGAAATGCCACAGGTCCACAGCACTCACGGGAAATTCGCGGTTGTCTCTAGCTCGGCGAAGATGCCAACTAGCTGTCGCGGACGCTACCGGCACGTCGCGGTTGTCGCTCTTGCTGACGGTTACACCGCCGAAGAGATCGCGATGATCAGCGACCGTTCACGGGCGGTTGAGCGGGTGATCTGGGAATCGGGTGCAGTTAACGTAGGCTTGACCGAGCGTTGCGCCTTTTCCCGCGCTATCGCGGAAGCCGAGGCGGCGATCCCTCACGAGGAGCGGTAAAGCTTATGACACCCGAAGAGTTCCGCGCCTGGCGCAAGCGAATGGGTTTTTCTCGGCATCAGGTCGCGAAGCTCTTCGGATTCTCCTTTGAATGGGTCCGGTCTGTGGAAATGGGGCGGCTGGAGATCCGCCCTGTTGTTGAGATTGCCTGTAGGCAACTCGAAGTTGAAATGGAAATGGGAAAAAATGAGCGATTAGGCTAGAGGATGCTCCAACGTATCGAGAAATGCGTGCGGTAAGTTATGCGCTTGCGAAATATCCGCTGCCGTAGAGGAGATAGAAATGAACGTTAATGGGTATATGATCGAGCCGAGGGCTGACCTGTATGGTGCTGACCTGCGTGGAGCTAGCCTGCGTGGAGCTAGCCTGCGTGGGGCTGACCTGCGTGGGGCTGACCTGCGGTGGGCTAACCTGTGTGAGGCTGACCTGTATGAGGCTAACCTGTGTGAGGCTGACCTGTATGAGGCTAACCTACGTGGGGCTGACCTGTGTGGGGCTGACCTGCGGTGGGCTAACCTGCGTGGGGCTGACCTGAGTAGGGCTAACCTGCGGGAGGCTAACTTGCAGGGGGCTGACCTGTATGGTGCTGACCTGTGTGGAGCTAGCCTGCGTGGGGCTAACCTGCGGGAGGCTACCCTCCCGCCGTTTCAAATCCCGCAGGAAGGGAGCCTAATCGGGTATAAAAAACTAAGTGAAGGTGTTGTATGTAAGCTCATGATCCCAGACGATGCTAGGCGTACAGCGTCTATAGTCGGGCGTAAATGCAGGGCAGAGTATGCAATAGTCCTGGATGGAAATGGAAGGTCTACGTATGATAGTCAGATGTCATACATCGTTGGAGAGAAAGTGGTTCCCGACGCATATGACCCGGATATCAGGGTTGAATGCACTAGCGGGATACACTTTTTTCTAACTAGAGAGGAGGCAGAAGCGTACTAAGGTTTTTCGTGGACGCTACGTCTTAGGCGTGGCGTCTATGCGCAACCTAGACGATGGACAGGAAGTCCCCGAACCGATGCACGCGCAGCGGCTTGAAGATCAACTAAGGGCCAGGACGCAACCCCTCGGTGGCGGCGGCTGGCTTGTTACCGACAACGAAGTCGTTAGCGCGAAAGAGCGCAATACTTGCTACCTAAGCTGGCATGGTTGGCGCCTGGACCCTTCAGACCCGACTGTTTTCTGGTTTGAAACGGAAGCTGGGGCGCGAGAAGCTTTGGCCGCTGTGGAGCATATGGGCTACAATAGCCCGCACCTGGACGTTGTCCAGCTAGCGAAACGAGTACCGAATAACAAGCAAAAAGAGAAAAAGATCTGATGTCAAACGAAAATGACGGGCTGACGCCTTGGGAGACGGCTCTGCGAATGTGGGCGAGCGAGCAACCAGGCTTTCCGCATGCGTGGTTCCTCGTGAGCGCCGTCAAGTGCCTCATCGACCGCGGCCTGCTGCGGCCGGTCGAAGGTCTCGCGTCGCTGCGGCCGGAAGACTGGGTGCCGCAGGATCGGGGCCTAGACGCTGCCGAGACCGAGATCAAGGCGCTGCGTGCGCGAGATGCTGAAATCACAGACAGAGTCGTGGCTGCATTCTGCGCGGCATGGGCGGAAGCGAAACAATAATGGAACCGAAAGTTATCGATGGGCACAGCGCAGCGCTAGAGAAACGCATCAACGCGCTAGAAAACGAGATCAAAGCCTTGCGGGTAGCGATGCGGAAGTCACGCGGGAAAGACCCGCGACTAGCCAAGTTTACTGACGAGGAGTTGCTCCAGATCTCGAAAGCTTTAGGTGAAGGGAGAGGACAGTAAATGGAACCAAAAGTCATCGATTGTTCCCAGGATAAAACCGCGCCGCTCGATTTCTTGAGCATCATCCATAGAATTGGCGGGATTTGTGGGTTTCTCGCCTTGAGCAGTGTTGGGATAGACGTTGGTCATTTTTGGGCGGCTACGGTCCTTGGGATGGGCGCAGGGCTTTGCCTTGGCTCGGTGCTCTGGGACCTTTGGGCTGCGAGGCCGTGGAAATGACTGAGTCCTGGCGGGGGATAGTCGGTCCTTGGCAAGACGAACCCGATACGCTCGATTTTGAAGCGTATGCGCTGCCTTGCCGGGTACGCCGGCAATCCTTTGGGCATCTCTGCGGGTATGTCGGAGTGCCAAAAACGCATGGCCTTTATGGCTCTTCCTATGCCGACGTTGACTTAGAGGTTCACGGCGGATTGACGTTTTCGCAGAAGTGGGTAGGCGAAGGGGATGAGTTTTGGTGGTTTGGCTTTGATTGCGCGCATTCAAGCGATGTTATCCCAGAATGGGTCTCGCGCGGTCTTTACAGCAGCTCCCACTATAGCTGCTATCGCACGATTGCATACGTTGAACGGCAGACGCGGGAGCTCGCACAGCAGCTCTCAACTGAAAACGGCTATGTGTGGGAAAAATAATTGACCGGAACACTCCCATCGCAGGAAATCCGTAAGCTTGTCCGGCACAACCGGATCGAGACGCTTGGTAATATGATTGGCGAAGATCAAATCCAGCCTGCGAGCCTCGATTTGCGCCTCGGCCAGACGATCTATGCGGTGCCAGCAGCATCCCTCCCACTGAGTGACTGTGGAATGGAAAACGCTCTCGACACAAAGCGAGGGGTTCTGCTGCGCAAAGGGCATGTTTACGTCGCAGAGTGCCAGGAATACGTTTCGAGCTTGCCTTATGGGCTTTCGGGCCGGGCGAATGCCAAGAGCACGAGCGGGCGGTTGGGGTTGGCCTGTCGGCTGCTCGCGGCAGGCTGCAGTCGTTATGACTACATCCCGAAGGAATATAGCGGGCCGCTTGTCCTGGAGATCTGCCCTCAAGTTTTCGATATCACTGTTTATTATGGCGATAGCTTAGCGCAGGTTCGGTTTTGCGCAGGGCCATGGCATAGTAAAAGGACGATAGTTGGCGTGGACCTAGTCGGGAATGGGGGAGTGGTCGGGTACGCTTCCAGACACAGGCAAGTAGATTTCCGCGAGAGCCATTACGCGCCAGACTGGTGGAATTCCTTCAGCTCAAGCGAAACTGTGATCCTTTACCCAGGAAAGCTTTATATCTTCGCGTCAAAAGAAACTGTTGCCGTCGATCCACTTGAGGCGGCGGAGATGATTCCTTTTGACGCTTCGTTGGGGGAGTTCCGGGCGCATTATGCTGGGTTCTTTGATCCGGGTTTCTGCGCGAAAGCTGTCTTCGAGGTGATGCCACGAGATATGCCAATCATGCTGCGAGACGGGCAGCAGCTGGCGACGCTCCGGTATGAGCACATGAGCGAAGTCCCGGATAAGCTCTATGGCGGAGCAAATAATCACTACCAAGGGCAAGCTTTGAAGCTTGCCAAACAGTTCATTTAACCGGAGGAAAGTAAAAGTGCGATCAACCTTAAAGGCTGCGGCGTTGGCCACTACAACTGCTCTGACGTTGTCTGGATGCATGCAGGACGCGGACGTGGCGTCACATAACCTCTCTCGTGCCGCCGACAACTTTGGCGTTGAGAGGAGGATTGTCTTCTACAACGGCATCACCGACAGCTACATGCTGACCATAGCGGGGCTGTGCTCAATAAAGGCCGATGGGATGGACAAGCAGCTTGAGGTCACGTGCAAGACCGGCTCGGAGACGTTCAGGAAGCACTTCTTGGGCCTATCCGACAATGTAACCTACTTCGTCGAGCAGACAGGCGACGCCAAGGTCGGCGTCTACCACTACGAGGTCACTTTCCGGCCGCAGTCGATCATCCCCGACGTGAACTTCCGCGGCGACGCCGACGAGCTTCTGAGGAACCGGAGCCGATGACTGTCCGCAGAACAGCCGTCGCCCTGGCAACAGCATTAGCTCTTTCGGGCTGCGCCAGTATCGTTAACGGCACAACCGATCATGTTGAGATCAACAGTAAGCCTCCGGGTCAGGACTGCGTCGTTTATCAAGGCGGCCGTTCTGTTGCGCAGGTAACGACCCCAGCATCGGTCGCTGTTGAGCGCACAAGCAGCTCGCTCCTGGTAACTTGCGGCGATACCCAGGCAAAAGAAAAAAGTGGTTTCAACTGGTGGACACTGGGAAACTTCCTGGTGTTTCCGCCAGGCGGGACTATTATCGGACTGCTTGTTGATACGATCACAGGCTCTTATCATGGCTATGACGACATAGAGGTCAAATGACACTTTCCCTTTCAGAGGCTCTGGTCGCACCGCGCTTGTCCGTTGAATTTACCCGAATTGTCGTTTCAGAGCCTTGCGGTTCTTATACGGCTTACATCAAAGAATTTCCGGGTTGTATGGCTACGGGAGACAGCATGTCCGAAGCACTATCCGAGGTAGAAAGTGTTGCAATTGATTGGATCGAAGCTGTACTTTCTATGGGACAAACTATTCCGTCACCGGAAAAGCGATGACTTTACCCCTCCCAGAAAGCGAACGTTATCAGCCGATCGATACTTTTGATGGCGAATGGCTGCGGCAAGTCCGAACAAACCTTAAACTTACACAAGAGCAGTTTGCCAACATAGCGGGCTTCTCCCAAACAACCATTTCATCTTGGGAACGGGGGGAAAAGACACCAAGTTGGGAACTGGCACAGGACTTACAGGATGCGGTGACTGGTTATTTGGGTTGCGATATGCTGCTAAAGCGGTTACAAGATACGGGCTGTCCACGGTATAATGAAAGGGGTTTGCGGGGATGCTAAGCAGACGTGATCTTGAAGACTTCGCGGAAATGGATCAAGCGCTGACGCTTTGGCTGTTCTTTGCCAAGCGTTGCCAAGAAATCGAACAGAAGATCCAGGGAATTCTGCCAGAGGTTCGAGAAAAGCAATGGTAATGATCAACGGTGTTCCTTGGTTTGAAGGTGGCCTCGTGTGCACATGACGCTGACGAACCGCTACGGCCGTTGGATGAAGTCCTTTCGGACCTTGCTGCGTGCCTTCCCCCATCGGAAAAGGATCGATCCCTGATGTGCAAAGACGAGCATCCCTGGTGGCAGGGTCCCATCTTCATTCCTCTCGCCACCTCCGCGTTTTGGGTCCTGTTCTTTCTGGGGCTTTGGGCTGTGGGTTGGCTCTGATGTCAGTGCGTGAAGCCTTCGGCCTTTTGTTCGACGGCATAAGTTTTGCGGCTCTGGTGTTTGTGTGGATCGGCGTCGGCAGATGGCTAGTCGCTGTAAGCGATGATCTACTTTTCGCATGGGTCTCACTGGCTATCCTGTTAGTTGCCTGGCGGATCAGCTACGTGTTGCGGAAACAATGAAGAAAGGGGAAGTCTGAAAATGAACGACACTGCAAAGACATCGCCACTGATAACTGTTGAGGATGTGGCAAAAGGCAAAGAGTATCCTTCCTGCGGGACTGCTTACTTTGCGGCACAGCGTCACGCCGATAAGATCGTGGAAGATCTGCTCGGGAACGAGCTGATGCAAGCTGTCGTCAAGGCGGCTGCCGACAAGGTTTCCGATGCGGCGTTCGATGCGGTTAGCTCTGCGATCTGGGACGGCGCCCTTGAGCGCAATATGCAGACTATGGCATATCAGATGGTGGACAGCGTCGTTGCTGCGATCCTGTCTGGAAACGAGATGTATGCACGTCAGTATGCGCTTGATAAATATGATCAGCAGGGCGTGCGCAAGGCTGTCGCCGAGATGATTGGCGACGAGGTGGCAAAGATGCGGATCGCAGAACTGGAAGCGGAAGTCGAACGGCTGCAGAAAGATAACCAATGGTTGAGAGAGGTTCGGTATGACTGACACTAAAATCGAGTTCGTTCCGATTTCGGAACTTCGACCCTACGAGAAGAACCCACGAACGCATTCTTCCGAGCAGGTTCGGAAGCTGGTGGCCAGTATGCAGGAGTTTGGGTGGACTTCGCCCGTTCTGGTAGACGCGGAAGGCGAGGTCATTGCCGGCCATGGCCGGTTGATGGCCGCGGAGATGCTAGCGCTTGAGCGGGTGCCTATCATCCGCCTAGGGCACCTTACTCCAGCGCAAGCCCGTGCCTACCGCATTGCCGACAACCGTCTAGCGCTTGATGCAGGCTGGGACGAAGCCCTGCTTGCAGAAGAGCTGAACAGCTTGCTTGAAGACGAATACAACCTCGGGCATACTGGTTTTGACGATAACGAAATCGAAAAGTTGCTTCAGGAAGTTTCAGCGGATTTGGCTGAAGCTCCTGAAGAATTCAAGGAATACGATGAAGATGTTGAAACCGAGTACACCTGCCCTAAATGCGGGTATGCCTGGTCGGGAAAGGCCAGCTCCGACTAAAAATGGCAATTTGGCTTAAGCGTATTGGATCTGCGCAGTGGGGCAAAGACAAGATCGACATTGCGCAGTTTCCATGCCCAACTGTAATGGCCCTGGGCATTGCTGGGCGGCGTCGTGATCAGTATTGTCTTGAGTTTGATGGGGAGGATATTGACGGTTTGTCTGCCTATTTAAGAATGACAGGCAACCCCCGTTTTGGCGGCGGTCGCAACATCGATCTGGACGAAAGTCCGTGTCCAGCTATATCTGCGAATGGCATTTCTGCGACTGCACGCCAATACTACGTTGAAATTACTCGTGATAAGAGAGTAGCCCTGATGCCGACAAGCAAACCCCCTTTTCACATCCCAACTATGCAAGAAATCGTAGATTTAAAGCCAAATAGTTTTAACGTTGTATCTTTGTTTGCTGGCTGTGGGGGGTCGTCTACTGGTTACCGGATGGCGGGTTTCAAGGTATTGCTTGCCAGCGAGTTTATCCCCGAGGCTCGTGAAAGCTATGCAGCAAATAAAGCCCCACATACGATTATTGATCCCAGGGATATTCGGAATGTTTCTGGAAAAGATCTCCTTAGACAGATCGGGTTGGCTGCTGGCGAATTAGACGTACTAGATGGTTCGCCCCCTTGTGCCAGCTTTTCTACAGCAGGAAAACGTGAAAAAGGCTGGGGAAAAGTTAAAGAATACAGCGGAACGACGCAAAGAACTGATGATCTTTTCTTCGAATATGCCCGCATTGTTGATGAGATGCGACCAAAAGTTTTTGTGGCTGAGAATGTTTCAGGCTTAGTGAAAGGAACGGCTAAGGGCTACTTTATCGAGATTATGCGAAAGCTTAAGGGTCTAGGCTATGCTGTAAATGCGCAGCTGCTGGATGCTCAATGGCTTGGAGTTCCGCAGGCAAGGCAACGGATTATTTTTATGGGTGTCCGGAATGATTTAGGTCTGAAACCAACCTTCCCTAAACCCTTTCCCTACCGGTATAGTGTAAAAGAAGCTATTCCTTGGCTAGACAAAGCAAGAATTACAGGGAGAACAGGGCCGCAATTCTGCAGGGTGGAGAGCGAAACGCATCACCCTATGAATACCATTATGGCGCAAGACAACGACTATGTCATAGAAGAAACCGACATCTCCAGATTTGCTATCGGAAAAGAATGGGACAACGTCAAACAAGCCAGTTTAGCGTCAGTTGTTCACCCGATAGAAAAGCGAAAGTTTACTATCGAGGAACTGAAACGCATTTGCTCTTTCCCCGATGATTTTATCCTGAAGGGGACTTATGCGCAGCAATGGGAGCGTCTTGGGCGTGCTGTCCCACCGCTCATGATGAAAGCTATTGCAGAAACAGTTGCAAGCGAAATCCTAAGTCGGATACAAGACTAGTGTGCGGGATCGCCGGCAGCTTTGGAAGTATCGCTACTTTCTCTGTTTCTGATGCTTTAGGCCGCATTGCTCATCGTGGACCTGACGGGCACGGCATTAGAAGTGACGGGCCGATGACGCATGGACATGTACGTCTTGCTATCTTAGACACAACCGAGAGTGCCGCTCAACCTTTCTGCCATGGCAATAGTGTCCTTGCGTTTAATGGGGAGATTTGGAATTATAAGGCCATAAGGTCCGAATTGGAAGCCTTGGGCTGTATCTTTAAAAGCTCTGGTGATACAGAAGTCCTAGCGCAGGCTCTTACTGTCTGGGGTTGGCAGAAAACCTTACCGAAGTTAGAGGGTATGTTTGCCTTTTCTTGGTCGGATGGTAAGGATTTCATCCTTGCTCGTGACAGATTTGGGAAAATCCCTTTCTATGTCTGCAAACTTCGTAACAATCGATTTGTTTGGTCTAGTGAACGAAAAGGGCTGGGGAAGCTCTTCCCAGCGACGCCGCTCCCGCCCGGAACTGTTCTAGACCTAACGACAAGCAAAATGTATTTGTGGTATTCTTTGCCACCTGTAGTTAACGGGGTTGCTGAAATCCCAGTCCAAACACTTATCACACAACTACGAGACGGAGTTCGTGCACGCCTTATCTCAGATGCGCCGCTGTGCTGTCTTATTTCGGGTGGACTAGATAGTTCGTTAATCTTAACTTTGGCGAAGCAAGAAAATCCCAATATAGTAGCCTATACTGCAGTACATTCTACGAATTCAAAGGATTATTTAGCAGCAAAACGCCTGTGCCGAGAACTAAATGTCCCATTGCAAGAAGTTAGGGTTCATTTGAAAAGCGAAGACTTTATTGCCGCAGCAAAAGCTATTGAAATCCCAAGTAAAGCACAAATCGAAATTGCCGCGCTCTGTATCCCGCTAGCGCGCGCGATTGCAGCAGATGGCTTTAAAGTCTGCCTTTCCGGCGAAGCTGCCGATGAATTATTTGGTGGCTATGGGAGCCTCTGTATCAAGGGCTCCCAAACCGATGATAACGGGTGGCGACAGCTACGAATTGCCCAACTAGCAAAGATGGCAAGGGGAAACTTTGTCCGTTGCAATAAAGCTTTTATGGCGGCTGGCGTCGAGTGTCGGCTGCCTTTCATGGAACGTCAATTGGTTGAATTTGTCTTAGGTCTGGGGAAACTGGCCTGCCCGCCTGGCAAAAAAGCCTTGAAAAAGGCGTCAATTGGGGTTATCCCTGACTGGGTTATAAAACGGCAGAAGGAAACATTCCAAGGGGCTGCTGGCGCAGATGAAAGTGCAGCCAGTTTGTTTGCTAACCCGCGTGCTTTCTACCGCGCGGAGATTATTAAAACTCATGGGCTGGCCGCCGTTTAAGGAGAATTCTTCCGTGATGAAAGACTGGACTTTCGAAGGAAAAGACGTTGCTGGTACGTTTGATGCCCATGTGCGCGAACAGCTGCCGTGGTATGAATTGGCAACTGGCGCGGTTGCCCACATTATCCGGCATTACTTACCAAAAAACGGGACAATCTACGATATTGGCGCGTCAACGGGGAATATAGGGCGCGCTATTGCCCCTATTATTGAGAAGAGAAATGCAAAGATAATTCCAGTCGAGGTTAGCCGGGAAATGGCTGAGGTCTATGCCGGTCCTGGGAAGGAAAACCTTGTCGTCGGGGACATTTCCGATATTCAACTTGAAGATTTTGACGTAGCTGTTCTTTTTCTGACGCTTATGTTCATTGCACCGGCCGCTCGGGAAAGCGTTTTGCAAAAGCTGCGTGGGCGGCGACGGACCGGCGGCGCGATTATTGTCATGGACAAAGTCGTCGCACAGGACGGGTATTTGGGAACAATAATGGCCCGGCTCACTCTAGCTGGGAAAGTAGCTAGCGGAGTACCTGCTAATGATATCATCGCGAAAGAACTAAGTCTTATGGGCGTTCAGCGTCCGTTACGCGATGAGATGCGCCAAGGTCGGGAATGGTTCCGCTTTGGCGAGTTTGTTGGGTGGGTTGAAGAATAGGGAAAAAGATGGTAAACAAAGACGAAAGTGCTGAAGATATCTTTAAAGATGCTGACTTGCGTGGGGTTTCGCATTCGGATCTCTTGGCGCTGGCTTCGCGCGCAGCGCTTACCGACGCTGCTGCTGCCTTGTGGGGCACGCAAGCACTATCCGAAGCACTAACAACCCTTATGACAACAGGCAATCCGGATGCTTTGAGGACAGTTACAGAAGCGCTTGAGTCCGCGGAAAGGGCTTCTCGGGCTATCTCGCGAATCACGCGCCGTGCGTGGGAGCATCAGGTTAGGCTTGTTTCCGGGCTGAAGGTGCGGCAGCAATTTTCCGATATCGTTCAGGAGGAGACTGAAAAGGAAGACCAGGGCATAGACGAAACGCTATTGCAGGAAACCCCTTCGGGTTCCTGGGGAAAGCCAGTGAAAGGAACAGAGAAATGACGGCAGCTGAGAAGTTGATTGCGCTTTTAAAGCAGTGGCCCGTTGGTGCGGCAGAGAGTGCAATGGCCGACCGCAAAGCGCTTGCGGAATGGGTGCAGTCTGTTGAGGAACGCCTCGCGGAAATAAAAGACGATTTTTATATGTGATGGCGGAGATTAACCGACGTGCAGCTCAACGGCGGGGGAAACCCCGCCAAGGGCTGACGGAAACCGAATACGCCAGGCATCTTGGCATAAGCCAGTCCGCCGTTAACCAGGCGAAGAGCAAAGGCCGCATTGTCCTCCATGAAGATGGCAGCATCGATCAGGAAGCGAGCGATGTGATCTACTTCCGGGAGACGGATTTGGAGCAAAGCGAGCGGGGGCGGGCGCAGGCTGGCCCTCCATCGAACCGTTCCAATCATCAATACATGCTGACCCGTGCCAAGACGATGCAGGTCATTGGCGCAACACAGCTTGTGCGCGAAAAGGTGGCCCGGCTGCGGGGCGAGGTGGTGGATCGGGGAATTGCCGCGAACATTGTCTTCGGCCTTGCCCGCCGCGAGCGCGACGCATGGCTGCAGTGGCCGGCGCGGGTAGCTGCTGCGATAGCCGCGGAGCTTGGTACCGAGGGGCAAGCCCTTAACATCCATACGGTTCAGGTATGCTTGGAGAAGCACGTCCAGGCGCATTTGGCGGGGCTCCCCACCCCGGACCCTGACCCCTTTCCCGAGGTTGCCGTTGTCCGGAGCGAGGACGACGGGGACGACGAAATATAGTGACGCATTTACGCTCACTTGACTTGTTCTCCTGTCTCGGAAGCCATGCGATAGGCTTGGGCCGATCTGGGATCGAAACAGTAGCCTTCTGCGAAAGTAATCCGTGGCGCCGAGCGCAACTCTCAAAACGATTTCCGGAAAAACCCGTATATGACGACGTCAGGACTTTCAAAGGGGTACCAGCCGACATCATTATTGGCGGACCCCCATGCCAACAAACAAGCGTCGCTGCCGCTATCACAGGAAAGCGCACCGGAGACACGCTCTGGCCCGAAATGCTCCGCATCGGGATCAACGTGGCAGCAAAATGGTTTATCGTGGAACAGCCCCCGGGAAATGCGCCGTGGGAAGCCCAAGTCGGTAACGATCTTTCCCGCGTTGGCTTCCATGTCGCCAGATTTGAGTTCGGCGCTTGCGATATTGGTGCACCTTATCTTCGACGGCGAGTGTTCTTGGTTGCCTGCACCAGTCTGCCGCGACTGGAGATCGCCTGGGCGGCGATCCCATCAGCGATTGACAGCGTCAAGAGGGCAGCCCATGCCCGAGGTGATTGGGACCCGGATAAGCTGCGAGCTTTACGAGTGGATGCTGGCCCTTCCGGTGGGAGGGAACGACGTGAACAAATAGAAGCGCTGGGTGACAGCAACCCTCCGCATATGGCTGAAACCATTGGAATGGCAATCATACACGCAGAATCGTCCATAGTCACAAAGACGGGACGCAAAGGCTGAGCGGAAGAAATTCAAAAGCCTTTACGGTGCCTTTACCATTCCAAGTTAGGACAACATTCTTGCCTCTTGCAACAACTGCCCGCTCGTTCGTACCCATTAGCGTACGTTTTGCGATGGCAATATCCGCTGTTTCAGCAAGAATCTTGCCGCCGACGGTGATAACCTTGTAATTCAGCTCGGTTGCCATGTCACTTCCTCCGTTTCGATAGGTATACAATACCAATTACCGTTCAAAAAGTCAACGCCCCACGCGGCGCATCCGCTTTTTATTTTTCTGGAGTTGCTGACAAAGCAACTCAATAGTCTTCGGGATCGGCCGCCGCCCTATCTCTGCGGAACTGACCCAAGACTTCGAGCAGCCTAAAGCTTCGGCGGCTTGTTTTTGGGTCAACCCCAACCCGAGGCGCCACGTCTTTAGTTCCCACTGATTCATGTTTCTGTCTATTCGCCGTGCAGGCAGCTCCCGTTCTGGGGTGGTGGGGCGGCCTGCGCCGCCCCTGTTGCCGTTACTTGCTGATCTTGGTGATGATGCCTGCCATGTCGGTGACGACAGGTGTTGGCAGAGCGTCCCAGTACGCCCGCATGAACAGCCAGAACTCTGCCGTATCGGCGATGTAGCCTGCCGCTTCCGCTGCGGGGAATGCGCTCACGAACGGCTTACCGACGCGCTCGGCCTTCGCCGCCGCTTCGCCAGCTTCCAGCGCCTGGCGCCACCTTGGCGCATCGAAGAAGGTCATCTGCGTTGCTCCTCTTTGGGGTTTCGTTTCGCTCTTGATGTTGTACATTGTACCACCTTCCCCGCGTTTGTCCAGCTAAGAGCGAAGCTTCCTTATCCTTTTTCAGCCTTTAAACCGCTTCGATAGCCCAGCCACGGCCATCAAAACCGCCGGCATCGACGATCATCTGGTGAATAGCGATCATCGCTTTCTCAGGATCTGTCTCTGCGGTCTTCCACTCGGCGCCACCGCGAAGAATGATCGGTTCCCCATCGAGAAAGATCTGAACGCCTTCCGAGCTAAACCGAGGCTCGAAATTGTTCGTGGACATCATCGAGGCGGCAGCCAACTCCATCACAGCCTTCGTGATATCGGTGGTTTCGAACCGGACGAAGTGCCCCATGCCTGGGGCCGGGTTGTAAATCCTGTAGATGGTCATCTCGGTAACTCCTCTTTCCATGTTGTACATTGTACCACCTCCCGCGCATTTGTCCACCAAAAAATAAGCCCCCAAAGCTTTTTCGTTGCTGTGGCCGATCTCGCCGTAGGCTATATCAGTGCTCATGGCACAGATCCCCGAAATTCCGCGCAAAGCTGAAAAACCCGCCGAGTTCAATTTCCTGCGCCAAGCGTGGGCACAGGGACGTTTACCTGACCCGCAGCTGACCGTAAGTGAATGGGCCGACGCCAACCGCATTCTATCGTCGCGCGGCAGTAACGAGGCCGGCCCTTGGCGCACGTCGCGGACCCCATACCTCCAAGCCATCATGGATGCGCTTAGCCCGAGTCATTCGGCGCGAAGGGTGGTCCTAATGAAGGGGAGCCAGGTCGGGGCACCTCTCGACGTAAACACACCGATACCGACGCCCGCTGGGTTCACCCCTCTTGGAAAACTTCGTCCGGGTGATCAGGTGTTTGACGAGACAGGAAAACCCTGCACCGTTTTAGGCTTGTCCCCAGTCTTTACTGACCGGGATTGCTTTCGTTTGACTTTTTCTGGCGGCGCGGAACTAGTTGCCGACGCTGAGCACTTGTGGACTGTCGAAGACAGGCTAAAACCAACAGAGAAGACGGTAAGCACTCTCGAAATATTTAAAACCTTTAGGATAAAGGGTCAAAACCGTTATTCTATTCCATGTAAACTTCCTGGAAGTTCTATAGTCCGGGAGATTGTTTGGGTTGAGCGTGTCCCTAGTGTTCCGGTGCAGTGCATCGCCGTGGACTCGACATCACATTTGTTTTTGGCCGGCCGGGAGATGATTGCCACGCATAACACTGAGGCGGGTGTGAACTGGATTGGCTTCGTCATCCACCATGCGCCCGGCCCCATGATGATTGTTTGGCCTAACCTAGAGATGGCCAGACGAAATAGCAAGCAACGAATCGAGACGATGATTAATGAGTGTCCCGCACTCATTGAGCGAGTCGCAGCTCAACGATCAAACAGCGGCGCAAACACTATCCTCGTAAAAGAATTCAACGGTGGCATCCTCGTTATTGTTGGGAGCAACAGTGCGAGCGGGCTGCGATCGATGCCTGTCCGCTACCTCTTTCTTGATGAAGTGGACGTTTACCCTCCCTTCGTCGGCAAAGGAATGGACCCCGTCGAGGAAGTCATCAAGAGGACCAGCACGTTCGAGCACCGCAGCAAAGTGTTCATGAGTAGCACGCCGACGCTCAAGCACATCTCGCGAATTGAGGAACAATTTGAAACAACGAATAAACAATATTATTATGTGCCTTGCCCACGATGCGGGCACAAGCAACAGCTAGTTTGGGAGAATGTTCGCTGGGAGAAAGGGCGGTTCGATACCGTTCACTATGTTTGCGAAGATTGCGGCGGTAAATTTTACGAACATGAGAAGCCCGTTTTCCTTGCGCAGGGGGAATGGCGTGCAACTTCGACAAGTGTTGACGCCTTCACAGTCGGCTTTCATCTCAGTTCGCTTTACAGCCCCTATGGTTGGCTGAGCTGGCAGACGTGCGCGAAAGAATGGGAAGCCGCGGCAGGGTCGCCTGAGAAACAACGGAGCTTCCGCACTGAAGTTCTGGGGCTAACCTGGGAAGAAACGCAGAACACTCCGAATTGGCGCAGGCTCTACGACCGAAGGGAGGACTGGCAGATCGGGACGGTGCCCGAAGGGGTGCTGGTCCTGAGCGGAGGCGCCGACATCCAGCGGGACCGGATCGAAGTAAGCGTGTGGGGCTGGGCGCCGGACTTCGAGTGCTGGTTAGTTGACCACATAGTATTGCCGGGCAATCCGTCCGTAACGGGGCCGGGCAGCGTCTGGGATGACTTGACTGCTCTTCTGGGGCGGGTCTGGGTCAATGAGCACGGTGAAGTATTTCAGCTGCACAACCTGGGAGTGGATACGGGCGACGGCAACGTGACGCTGGAAGCTTTTGCCTGGGCCAGGTCGGTGCGGCCCCTGCCCGTGATGTGCCTCAAGGGCTACGACCGCTGGGACCGCGAGGCGCCGGTCAGCGGCCCCAAGCGCATCGACGTGGGGCGCAACGGCAAGAAAATGCTTAGGGGTGTTGAGTCGTGGACCGTGTCTGTGTCAATCTTCAAGGCACAACTCTATGCTAGGCTGGCTATGGAACGGCCGACCGAAGAAGAACTCGCAGCCGGCGGCAGGTTTCCACCAGGCTATGTTCATCTTCCGAAAGGTTGTTCTGCCGATTTGGTTCAGCAGTTAGTTAGCGAAGAATGTGTTTCGGTTAAAATGAAAACCGGCCGTATTCGAAAGGAATGGCGAAAAACACAAGAAAGGAATGAGTTTTTGGATTGCTTTATCTATGCTCGCGCCGCAATGCATGAAGCTGATGTTTATGGGGAAGTGTTCTGGGATAGGGTTCGCGGAACTAAGTCGGCAGCAAAAGAAACACCAAAGGTTCCGGTTGAAACTGCCCCAGCGCCGAAATCTTGGGTTCCCCGCGTAAGTTCGCGCTGGGTCTAGTCGTTAAAGGAAAAGCCGATGCCAGTTCTCACGCAAGAACAGATCAACAAACTTTTGGAACTGTACGGGAGTGGCGTTTCCGAGATCCAGACTGGTGACAAGCGAATTAAGTATAACGATCCGGATGCGCTCGCCCGGCTGCTCGCTGACGCGGCAACAGAAGCGCCCGCCGCGGGCTCTTTCCGTACCTACGCGACATTTTACCGGAACAAGTAATGGCCTCCTGGTTTGATCGCGTTATTGAGACTTTTTCGCCGAGCCTTGCTCTGGAGCGGGAAACGAAGCGCGCACGCCTGAGCGAGATGAGGGGGATCACGAACGCCTACCGGGCTGCGAGCTACGACAGGAGCTTTGCCGACTGGGATGCCGGCGGAGGCGACGCAAATGCGGAGATCGGCTATCAGCTAGCGCGCATCCGCAACCGCAGCCGCGACCTGGACCGAAACAATCCTTACATCTCGCGTGGCTACAATATTCTTGCAGCAAAGATCATCGGGAAAGGCGTCCGACCTCGCCTTCCGCAAAACATCACGACGCAGGTCCGGAAAAGGACTTGGGCTGCCTGGAATGAGTGGGTGCTGCAGTGCGACGCTGACAAACTGCAGGACCTATATGGGTTGCAGTGGCTTGCTGTTCGCACAATGATCGTTAGCGGCGAAGCCCTTGTCCAATTTATCCCCGCGCCGGAGCTTCGCATCCCCTGGCGCATCCGTATCCTTGAACCGGACATGATCGATCTGAGCCGGCATGGGATGCTGGCTGATGGTGGATCGCGGATTGTCCACGGTGTTGAGTTCAACGCCGCCGGAGACCGCGTCGCTTATCACATGTTTAACGAGCACCCTGGTTCGGACGTAGGCCATCCAGAGCTTCACAGCACTGTTCGAGTGCCGGCCGAATACATTGCACCCTTGTTTCGCCAGGATCGTCCAGACCAAGTCCACGGTGTTCCATGGATTGCGAGCGCTGCGCCTATGGCCCGGCACCTTGAAGACTTGATGGATACCTTCCTGAAGAAAGAAAAGATCCAGGCTTGTTTTGCCGCCTTTGTTCGGACGCCAAACCGGACGACCGCGCGTGGCGAAGCTGGAATCGAAAGTGGCTATCCGGGGATCACTCGCACCGAGCAAATTTCGCCTGCAATGATCGATTATCTCAATGATAATGAGGAGATCACCTTCGCAAACCCGCCCGCGGCAACGCAGAGCGGCGATTACCATAAGCAAGTTTTGCATTCGATTGCCAGTGCCCTCGGCGTTACTTACGCGCAGATGACCGGCGACCTCAGTAACGCAAACTACAGTAATGCGCGGACGGGCGGCCTCGATCAGTGGGCTTTGCTTGACCAGTGGCAACACTTGCTGGTCAAACCGATGCTTTGCAATCCGATCTGGCACAAATTCGAAATGATTAATTCCGTGCGGCAAGGTCGGCGCGAGCACTTGCAAGCTGAGTGGGATTTTCCGGCACGTGAGATGCTTGATCCGGGCAAGGACGGGAAGGCAAAGGACGACGCGCTCGCGAGCGGTCGGTCTACCTTCCACCAGATGATCCAGGAAAGTGGTCGCGACCCACAGATGCACATAGAAGAGCTGATCAGAGAGCGCACAACTTTCGAAGATGCGGGGCTTACCTTTTCTTGGATGGGCACTCCGCCTGCGCCCGAGCCACCGCCGGCACCTGAGCCCGACGAAGAAGACGAAGAAGACGAGGATGCGGACGTGGAAGACACTGACACCGACGCGCCCGTTCCGCCCCGCAACCTCTCTGGCCTATACGGAAAGATTCTGAACATGGCTACATCCCCGAAAAACGCGCCGAAGCCCAAGAACGGAAAATGGTTTAGCGTTACTGCCCGCGCCGGCCGGACTGGCGAGGCGGATATCGACCTTTACAATGATATCGGCGCCTTCGGCATTACTAGTCGCGATTTCGTTGACGAGTTCCGAGCACTCGGTAAGCTTTCGAAGGTTAACCTGCACGTCAATAGCATGGGTGGCGATGTCTTTGACGGTCTCGCTATCTATAACTTGTTGGACGGAGAAAAGCGCGCAGGCGCAAAGATTACCGTCTACGTGGACGGGATTGCCGCAAGTATTGCGAGTGTAATCGCTATGGTCGGCGATGAAATCCTTATGCCCGAAAGCTCGTTCATGATGATTCATGATCCGAGTGGCATGGTCTGGGGAACGGCAGAGGAAATGGAGCGTATGGCAGAAACCATGCGCGGCATCAAGGCAAGTCTTGTTCGCATTTACGCGAAGAAGACTGGGCGCGAGCCGGAAGAGATTGCCGAGCTTATGGCTGCCGAGACTTGGATGGACGGGCCGCAAGCCCTGGCTGGCGGGTTCGCCACCCATGTCACCGATGCAAAAAGTAAGTTGGCGGCTTGCGCCTCAGCCAACATTGTGAGCAAATTCACTTCTATTCCTGACCGCGTCAGGGACGCCCTGACCATTACTTCCAGCGAGGATTTTGTACCCATGTCTGATGACACCACCACCGCCGACGTGGGTGCTGAGCGCCCGGCGACCGAGCAGCCTAAGGCCAAGGTCGATCTGGACGCGATCATCGAGCGCATCGCGCCGACGCAGAAGCCCCCGCAGATCCATAGTCAGGGTGAGCGGCCGGGCACGTGGCAGACTCAGTATGAGGACCTGCCGCAGGTGCCGGCTCAGGACGCGGCGGCTCAGCTTGATATCGCGCAGAAGCGAGCGGTAGCGGCAGTTAACAAGGCGCTAGACCTCGGCAAGTCGATGAACATGGTCGAGGAAGCCCGCCAGCTTATGAGCGATGGGGTGCCGCCCGAAGAAGTAGGCGAAGCTCTCATTAAGATTTATGCACGGACGCAGGCTATCCGGTCGGTGAATCACAAAGCTATTCCGACCGACCAGGGCGCTCGCATTATCTTCGACTACGAGGACCCGAACATCGTTCGCGAGCAGATGTCGGATGCCATCGCTTACCATGCGCTGAAGTCCGTTAATCCCTCGCACCAGCTTCCGAATAACGGTGCTGCGAAATTCCTCAACTATCGCGCCACCGACTTTATGCGCGAGTGTGTCCGTCGGATGAATGTTCGTGAAGATCCGCGCAACATGACGCTGTCGCGCGTTACTGACGAAGCGCTCGGCAATACTACCTCGGACTTCCCGAATATTCTTGGCGTTTCCGCGAACAAGGTCTTCCTCGGCGCTTACATGGCGGCGAATCCGACCTATCGGGCCATTGCTAGTCAGCAGAACCTGCCAAACTTCCAGCCCCATAATATGATCCGGGCTGGCGACTTCCCGGCGATTCTGCAGCTCAATGAGCATGGTGAAATCACCCGCGGTTCGATGAGCGAAAGTGCTGAAATTGCTCAGCTGAAGTCGCATGGCCGCACGTTCGGCGTCACCCGCCACGTCCTGATCAATGACAACCTGGGCGCCTTCACCAACATGGCGGCGCAGGCGGGTCGCGCAGTCGCGGTTTACGAGAACACTGTTGTCTGGACCGTCGTCAACACTAATCCGACGCTTTCCACCACTTCAGCCGCGATGTTCTCCACTACTCACAATAACTTGACTGCTTCGGGCACTGCGATTTCTGCGACCAGTCTCGGTGTCGGTCGTGCGGCGATGCGCGTCCAGAAGAGCCTCGACGGTAACGTCCTGAACGTTGCCCCCGCAGTCCTCGCGGTTCCGGCGAGCAAGGAAACACTGGCTGAGCAGGTTGTTTCCCCGCTGGTTATTCCCGAAAGCTCGGCGAATCTCACGCCTCCGGGCCTGCGGGCGCCGACCATTAATCTGGTCGTTGAGCCGCTGCTTGATGCCAACAGCACCGTCTCTTGGTATCTCTTTGGCAACCCGGCCCTCGGTAGCAACCTCGTCTATGGTTATCTGAGCGGCGCGGAAGCTCCGCGGGTTCGCACCAACAGCCCGTTCAACGTCGATGGCATTGAATTCCAAGTTCTCATGGACTTCTATGCCGCGGCGATTGACTTCCGCTTCGGCTATAAGAACGCTGGCGCGTAAAGCTGAGCTAAGCCCTAGGTAAAGGAAAGACAGACTATGAAGAACTTGGTTCAGCAGGAAGGCAACCTGATTACAATTGTTGCCCCTTCGGGCGGCGTCGTATCGGGAACTGGTGTTCTGATTGGCGATGCGCTTTTCGGCATCTCGACTGTTACAGCAGATGCTGGTGCTAGCGTAGAAATCGCAACTGAAGGTGTTTTTACTCTCGCTAAGACGAGCACTGCCGTCATTGCTATTGGCGATGTCCTTTACTGGGACGACACTAATAAAGTCGTCAACGTGACTTCGACTTCGCAGGTCCCGGTGGGTATCGCACTTTCTGCCGCTGGAAATCCGAGCGGCACAGTCAAAGCCAAGCTGGGTCGATTCATCGCTGCTGCCTAAGCTGGGGTCAGGGGTTGAGGGTTGAAACCCCCTCAGCCCTTTCCCTCTAGGCAAGTAAAAGGACTCAACTTGGATGTCTTTTAAAGTTTTCGGTATCGCTGCAGACGGGCAAAAAACAGCAATTAACTTTACTGGTGGCTCTATCCAGATTCTTGCCGATCGAGTCACTATTGGCGAAGAAATTTATCTTCGCAATGCGGATGTGTTCGGTAAGCCGGATGGCTATCCCCCTCGTTTTCTTTCACTCGTCGCGGAAGTCGAAGAGGAGAAGAGGCCTGCCCCGGCCGTCACCCCGGCGAAGCCCCAGCCCGCGGCGGTTAAAAAGTAGCGGATGGACCCCTTCGCGGCTGCGGTTGATCGGATCTTTCTGAGCACCGACGTAGCGAAAACTGCGACGTATCATCCGCAAGCTTCCCCGCCGCCGGCCGCCGGAACCGCCATGCAGATCATCCTCCGACAGCCTGATATGGTCGGTGAGTACGGTGGCACGCAAGTATTGGCACCGACAACTCTTCTAGAGGTCCGCGTTTCCGACTTAGCCAATGGCCCGCAGCCAGGTGATTTGTTTGTCTTTACGGACCAGACTCTGCGAATTCTTGGCGGGGCGAAACGTGATAGTGCCCGCCTCGTTTGGGTCTGCGAAGCGATTGAGCAATGAAGATTCGGGCTTTTGTCGAAGGAAATCTGGAAGAAGCGCTGCGCGAAGAGGGTAAACGCGCAGACGTTGCGGTGTCCGCGGCTATTACTGACGCGACGAACGGGCTGAAGAACGCATATCGAACGCAAATCAAATCAGCAAGACTCGGAACACGGCTTGCCAACACTTGGCGCGGGGATGTTTACCAACCAGGGCAAATAAAAGCCGCGGGTTTTATCTATTCCAAGGCAGCAACAATCGTTAGCGCTTACGCACGGGGCGCGCAGATCGTAGCCAAGCGCACCCGTTGGCTCGCGATCCCCACAAAGGAAGCGGGACGCGCCGGCCGTCGCCGGATCACTCCCGAGCGCTGGATGCGCATCCATAAACAGAAGCTCTTCTTCGTTCAGATCTCGGGCGAAGTCGCTCGCTTCGTCGCGCCAGGTAAAGAGAAAGGTCAACCCGACCGCACTATTTTTATCCTTGTCAAGCAGGTAAAGATTGCCCAGCGCTTCGATGTTGATCGCCCGGCGCAAGAATGGCATAATCGGCTCCCCCAGCTTATCCTTAACAACTGGCCGGAGGCTGCCTGATGAGTACTTATCAAGCCTTGGATGCGGCGTTTCAGCTATTGCAGAAACTGGGCAGCTCGACGGTGCATGTCTTGCGTGACACGGCTTTCCCGCAGCCTGTCCCTTCCGGCGGCCTGATCATCCTTCAGTCCGGGGAACCGGGCGAACCGACCGACAGCACCTTGAACCCGCGCACTGATTACTATGAGCACCGGGCGCAGATCGAGATCTTTGCTCCAACCGATACTATCTGCCATGAGTTGGCTGAAGCTATCGAAGATCTAGTGCTTTGGAATCCCGACATAGGCGGCGCTGTCGGTTACTGCTACATTGATGGCGAAGAAATGGACCGCCTCGACATTGAAGGCGCCGGCCCTATCATCACATCAGTCCTTGATTTCATCTTAGAGTATAGTGTTCGCGACCCGCTGGCAGCGTAAGCTCAAGCATCAGGAGAAGTAAAAGATGGCTAAAGTTCGAGCTTATGGTGCAGACTGCACGTTGCTTGCTGCGCGCGAAACGACGTATGGGACGGCGCCGACCTCGGGGTACCAGCAGCTTGACTTTCGTTCGACGGACCTGAGCGCCGAGATTCCGCTGGACGAGGACCCGTTGCTTGGCCGTGGCCGGAACACCCTCGACCCCTACCGCGGGGGCGTCACCGACGAGGGCGAAATCAGCATCCCCTTTGACACGCAGGGGCTGGGATTTTGGCTGACAGGTTTGTTCGGGGATAGCGCTTCCCCGACGACAATGAATGCAACGGGGTCGATCACTTTTAGTGCACAACCCGGGGCGAATAGTACAATTACTTTAGCCGGAACTTCGTGGACTTTCGTTTCAGGCTCCCCGACAGGTAATCAAACGCAAATCGGGGGGAGCTTGGCCGCAACCCTTACTGCTTTGGCTTCTGACCTCAATGCAAGCGCGGTCGTAGGGCTTGCCGCTGCTACGTACGTAGCTACAGCTACAGCCTTGAATATTACTTTTGATGCTGCCGGCACAGCAGGCAACGCCTATACCTTGGCCGCCAGCGCAGCTAGTAACGGGCGTGTGTCTTACGATACTTTGACGGGCGGTGGGTTTAAGCATGTTTGGGAAAGCGGGGGAGATGAAATTCCCTCCCGCACTTATGAGATCGGCCACTCGAAGCTTGTGACACCGACATTCTTTCGGCATCTAGGGACGGTGCTCGAAAGTATTTCCTGGGAAATGAGCCCGACCGGGCCGGCAAACGCCAGCATCCAGGCCGTCGCGCAGGGCGAAGAAAGCTTCTCAACCACTATTGATCCTTCACCGGATACTTTTGAGAGTCTTCGTTTCTCGCAGGGCTACGGCAGCATCAAGCGCAACGGGACCCTGCTCGCAGGTTTGACCGCTGGGAATTTCACCTTCTCCAACAATCTAGATCGAGTGCGGACTATTCGCCCCGACCAGAAAATCGAGGGGGTTGATCCGACGCGGGCAACGGCACGCGGGGGAATGACGCTCCGCTTCGATGGTGCCACGCTACTCGCGGAAGCCCGTGACGGCACGCCTATCGACCTTCAGTATGGCTTTTCGATGCCTCTGGGCTGGTACGTCACTTTCGACCTGTTCCGGGTTTTCCTGCCGAAGCCTAAATACACAATCCCCGGCGTTGGTGGGATCGAGGCAGGCTTCGAATGGATCGCGGCTTTCGACAGCGCTGAAGACACTCTGCTTCGCGTAACGCTCCTCAATGATGTTGCCACCCACGTGGGCTCCTAAGATGTTGGATCTTGCAGTTAAACGGGAAGACTTTTTTCTTGAACCCGCGCCGGGGGTCAGGATTAAGGTTCGGCCTTGCACGTCGGCCTTGATCCTGGCTGCGCGCTCAGTGCTTTCTCCGACCAGCGACAACGGGGAACTCGTCCGCGCGCTTGCTCGGCTAGCCATCATTGAATGGGAAGGGATCACGTTCGACGGCGAGCCCGCACCAGTTACGCCAGAGAACATTGAAGCTATCCTTGCGCTTTGGCCTATTTATCGGGCTTTCGAGAACGATTACTTCGGAGCCGCGCTCCTGTTAGAGGATGAAAAAAAAGGCTAGCCGAGTTAGCGAAATGGCACTTTAGGGGCGGCCCCGCTTACTGCGCGGGGTGTAAGGCTCTCGGCAAAGACTGCTCCGGAAAGTGCCCTAGCGAAGTAAACGAGCCCCAGTCATTGCAAGGTTGGCAAGCGTGGGACCTTGTAATGCGATTCTCCTCACAAGTAAATGTTGCTCCGATGAGCGGCCACGTCTTGGGATATGACATGGCAGCGCTCCTCTCTATTGCAACCCACCTTCAGTATGATATCTTCGCCTTGACAGAGTTGCTGCCTGCCCTGGAGTGGGGCATGGTCGAAGGGCTGCGCGTAGGACGGGACGGGGAAGATGGCTGACAGTAAAAACCTCGCAGTCCGCCTGAGCGTTATTGATGGTGGCAAGACTAAGGCCGAGCTTGCAGCGGTCGGCCAAGAGGGGCAGAAAGCTCTATCCCAGATCGAACGCGGGGCGAAGCCGGCCAGTGATGGGTTGGATCGGGTTGCGCGTAGCGCCGAGAACGTAGGAAAATCTACACCAGCCATCAGTAGCCTTTCACATGCTGTAAGCGGCTTCGTCGGTGGCCTTGCTGCCGGCGCTGTGACAGAAGGCATCAACCTTCTTTCGCGTATTCCGCAAGCCTTCGGGGAGATTCTGCGTGCAACGCAGGAAGCGGAAGACAGCCAGCGGCGGTTGAACGCTGTTCTGCAGGGAACAGGTTTTACCGCGGGTCTAACCACTAACCAGCTTATCGCCTTTGCTGACGAACAGGAGCGCGCGACTCTTAACACGGCGGAGCAGGTTCAAGACGCGGCTGCAGTTCTTGCGACATTTCGAAGTGTAGCTGGTGACACGTTTACACGCACAATCAAATTGGCTGCCGACATGGCGGCAGTCTTCGGTGGGGACCTCTCCCAAAACGTCACCCGGCTAGGCAAAGCCCTAGAAGATCCTGTTGCTGGGATCGGCGCGCTTAGCCGCGTCGGCGTTTCCTTTAATGCTGTGCAAAAGGATATGATCGCTTCTCTTGTTGAGAGCGGGCAGCAACTTGAAGCGCAGAGGACAATTCTTGCCGCGATTGAAGGGCAGCTTTGGCCGGCGGCAGCCGCGCAGAATTCGGGGACAACTGGCGCAGCCAATGCCCTTGCGGATGCCTGGGGTGAATTGATCGAGGCGCTCGGTCAAACTAGTACCATTGCTGGTGGAGTTCAAACAGCCTTCGGCGCAATAACGGCAGGGCTTAAAGGACTTACTGCAGAGGTTAGCGGAGAAGCGAGTTCCATCGAAGAACGTTTTCGCCGTGCGCAAGAAACACTTAATGGCATTCGAGAGTATAAAGAGAAGAATCCGATCTTAGGCTTCTTCTCGGCTCCGGGGGCTGAAAGCATTGTTGAGGCGCAGGTTGAAGCTTTACGCGGACCATTACAAGAGCAGCTTCGTATCCGGCTTCTGACGCAAGAAGCCGAGGAAAGATCTGCAGAGGCCGCTTTTGAAAAGCAGCAGGAAGAGCAAAAACTAAACACAGTTCTCCTCCAGCGCAAAAATTTAGAAGAGGAGTTGGTAAAGCTTCGCAATTCTCCGGATGAACAACGTGCGAAGATTACGGCTGAACTCGAAGCTACTCGAAAAAAATTAGAAGGCTCTAGGACTGACGCGAACAGCGAAGAAGTTAACATTGCTGTTGCGCAGGCCGAGGAGATTGCGCGCCGGCGGGGCGCCATCATTGATGCGCAGATAGCCAGAGAGCGCGCCGCGGAGGAAAGCAAGGCGGAGGCTGCCGTTAAGGCCGCAGAACGTGCGAGCGAGGCGCAGGCGCGGGCGGCTGAGCGGGTACGTGAGGCTCGGGAGCGCGAGGAGCTTCGAACCCTTGAGGCTGTGACCCGGCTAGAGGACGCCTATACGCAGCTGACCGGAACTCAGATTGCCAACATTGACCTGGCCCTGCAGCGGCAACTGGAGGCAAATGCGCGCGAAATCGAAAGCGCCGAGATGCGCACGAGAGCCGATGTGGCTGCAACTGCTAAAGCAGAGGTGGAGAAAGCAAGGTTACGTGATGAGACGCTGCGCGGGGCACAAGCGGAAGTAACGAATGCGCGGATCGCAGCCAATGAGTTGCTGGCGAAATCCCCTAAGTTAAGTGAGAGCGAGCGGACCCAAGCCGCGCGCGAAGGAATGGAACTGCGCATCGCTTTGGAACGGGAAGAAACTACGCGGCGCCTTGAATCGCTTGCCCTCGTTGGCCTTAGCGAAGCTGATTATGCAAGAGCCCGCGAAGATTACTTAATGGCAAGCGCGGAGCGCATCCGCGTTATCGAAGAAAAAGCTAAACAGGACCAAGAGAAAAACCTGCTAGACGCAAGCAAACTCGCAAATCAGTTTTCTTCGACACTGAGCGGGGGTATTGCCGAACTTGTTCTGCAAGGAAAGGAAGGCTTTGATTCGTTGAATGATGCTTTCCAGACCTTTCTAGATGGGATTCAGCGTCAATTGATCCAGCAGGGGACGCAAGCGCTTATCGGGTCTTCAGACGGGAAAGGCGGGGGAACAGGGCTCATCGGGTTGATCATGGGGTTAGGCCCTCTAGTCGCCACGGGGGCTGCAGCGGGCGTCGGGGCAGGCGTTGGCGGGGGTACCAGCACCGGCAGTGGAGGTTCGGGTGGTGGGGGTGGAGGTGGTGGAGGTGGTGGCAGCGGAGGCGGCAGTATAAATTGGGATGCCTTCCACACCGGCGGCGTCGTGGGGAAAACAAAGCCATATGCCTCCGGAAGTGGCCCTTCAGAGTGGTGGAAAAATGCGCCCCGTTATCATCAGGGCCGCGGCCCGCTAATGCCGGCACTTGCTCCCTGGGAAGAGGCTGCAATCCTACGGAAGGATGAAACAGTTTCGACGCCCGCGCAAGTAGCCGCAATGGGAAAACCAGCGGTAAATATTATCATAAACAATAACAGCAGCGAACCCGTAAATTCTCGCCAAGTGGGCGGGGATACGCATATTGATATTGGTCACATCGTCGCGAATGCTTTGAGCAAGCCCGGCTCCCCCGCGAATCAAATGGTCCGTAGTCTGGTACAATCTGAGATGCGGAGCGGTGGATGACGGCCTCGCTTGATTGGCCCATTAATCTTCCGCAGCGGATGCTGGAGCAAGGATTCCGTTCTCAATCTGCTGAGCGTCTAGTTGATATTCACCCATCAATCCCTCCGATCTATTTCGTCCGCAGCCGGGCTTTGTTTCGCAAGGTCTCTGGATCATTACGTTTGTCCTTCCCGCAACGCGATTTCTTTCTGCAACAAGAGCCGACCCTGCGCGGCCGCCGCTTTAATGCAGACTTTGAGGGGCTAGGGAGCACGCGTGAGACGATTATTGATGATTGGAGCCTGAGTGCCATTCCGAATGGCGCCGGCTTCATCCTGAGCCTAAGCGTTTCTGTTTTCGACACGCGGATCGCCCTCGTTGTTCTGGCTCCCACATCAGGTGAAATCCGTTACGTTGGTGGTATCCCCACGCTAACCCAAACGCAAGAGTGAGTAAAAAGTATGGCTGCCGGGATTATCTCAGCTTATGCGGGCGTTCTAGCACTAGCAAAGTTCACAGACTTGGCAACCGCAGCCGTAAAGATCGCACTTCTCAAAGATACTTACACGCCAGATGTTTCGGCGACCGGGCAATCAGCCTGGGGAACTATTTTCAGTCATGAGATTGCGGCAGGGAACGGATACACTGCAGGAGGTTTGGCGCTTACGGGCGGGGCTGTGAATGCAGCACCAGCGAATGATGGTTGGATGTTTACCACTAACACGGCGCTTTGGACTTCGAGTGGGGGTGGTATCCCCGCCTGGCGGTATGCTGTAATCTATGTGGATGCTGTTTTGTGGGGTGTGACTAAGCCCCTACTTGGGTACTTTTTAGGCGATGCCACGGGTATTGACGTGCCGCTTACAGCCGGAGGTGGGCAGATCGAGATCCAATGCCCTCCGGATGGCTGGATTCGGCAGGCCACGGGCTAGCATAAATTAATTTATCCGCCTAGGAAGGCCGCTGAGTGGGGTCTATGGGATGTCGGCTAGCCAAGTACTCTCCAACCTCTACTCGCGACTGGCGGCCCTCGCTGGGGCCGGAGTGCTGGTAGCCCGTAACCCGACTGTCGCCCTGGCCGTCCCAGCGGCCGGAGCTGTTGTTTTGCTCGATGGCACCACGACTGCCGAGCGATCCTTGGGCGGGCAGCCCCTTTCGGACCGGATTGCTCGCCTTGAGCTTTTTTCCGTCCACGGGGGCCAAACCTTGGCAGCCCTTGAAGCCGTTCTCACGGCAGCCCTTCAAGGGGACCCGACATTATCAGGAACCGTCGAGCACTTATTCCTTTCAGCCCCCGCAATCTCTATTGTTGACAGCGAAGGTCTGCCCATAACGGTTGCGACTTATTCACTTTCGCTTACGTTTAGTTAAAAGATAAATGTCTCAATTCTCACGCGCAGTTTCTCGAAGTTCTGTCGATCCGCTTCCAATCCTGCTCGAAATCTCACACCCGCAGCTTTTGACAAATATTCGCCTCACGAATTATGGCGAGGATCTTTTCCACAATGGGCTTCGGTTTGAGGATGTTTTCTTTGAGGTGACTTTGCCGGACCTCGCCCGAAACGAGCAGGGGCAGACACATATCACGATTGCCGCTTTCGCTATTCAGATCCGAGGCATTTTGCCGTCGCTCACGGGACCTCGTCCGATCCTTAAACTGCGACGGGTCCGCGGGGACGACCCCGACTATCTTGAGCAAGAGTGGCCCGACCTAAAACTGATGGGAATGAACGCGCGCGGAAACCAAGTAACGATCACAGCCGTGAGCACTGTCTTGCATGACAGCACGTTCCCCGATGATGTTTTTGATAATCGTTGGCCAGGGGTGCAAGGTTCCTGATGCCGACTTATCCTGAATGGACTCGAAAGTATATTGGTTTGCCGGCTCAACAATATGGGCGCGGCCCGTCTCATTTTGACTGCTATGGCCTAATAAAACATGCCTACGAAATCGATAAGGGGATCGATCTTCCGTCATTTGGCGCGGCTGCTGATGAGTTTGTGGCCGCCGCCGAAGCGCAAATTGAGCGGGAGCGCTCAGAATGGCTGGAGATTCCTCCTGGTGAAGAACAAGAATTCGATCTGATTCTCACGTATAAAGTATTTAAACATGGTAAGAACTACATTCTCCGGCCGCTGCACCTCGGGCTGGTTGCGCAACCGGGAACTATGCTACATGCCGAGGGGCGGATTGGGACGTGCCTTGAAAACTATCGAGAGAATCCAATCTGGGCAAAGCGAGTCGCCGGGTTCTTCCGACACAAAAGTCTTGCCGAAAGCGAGCACCCTTACAAAGCTGCCGACCCTTTCACCCGCCACACCATCGTCGCCAGCGCCGGAACAACCGTCAACCAAATTCTAGACGAGCTTTCGCTAAATGGAAGCATCGAGCTAGAGTTCGTTCACGTTACGAAAGAGAATGGGGAGGTTGTTCGAGGGGAATATTGGGACACGCCACTTTCTGCCGGGACGCGCCTGACCATTAGCCTCGTGCCGCAAGGCGCCGGCGGAATGCGGATCGGAATGCAGGTCGGCCTTATCGGTCTGGCTGTCGCAGCTACGGCTTTAACAGGCAACCCGGCCGCGGGCATGGCCGTGATGACGCTTGGCACTCTTGCCATGGGCGCCTTCTTTCCGGTTGCAGTAAACAAACCATCGAAAGTAAATGCCCCATCCCCTGCGTATTCGATCAGCGGAACACGGAACGCCCTTCGGCCAGGTTCTCCGGTTCCAGTGCTCTTCGGCAAATTTCGCTGCCTTCCTCCAATGGCTGGCTGGTACACAGCAAGCATTAGCAATCAACGTTACTTTTATGGCATTTATGAGATCAGCGCTGGGCTAATCACTGATCCTGTTCTGCGGATCGGCGACACGCATATTGATAAATATTCGGGCGTGGAAGTTATCCTTGATAGAGGCTGGCACCCGACACAATTGATTTCACGGGGCGGATGGAACCCGCGCAATGGATGGCCCCTTTCTCCGCAGTTTGGTTGGACCTGGACAGCAAGCTCTGCCGGCAGCGTCCCAAACACCAAAACTTCCTTTAACTTTGGAGATACGATTACTTTTAATGATCTTTATCCTCGGACAGACGCACGCGCTTGGGACGTTAACCAAAACAAACCCCGTGCTAATTGGCCCGACTCTATCCAGGAAGAAAACGTCGGCGCCACTCTCCCCTATGGAACAGAAGGCGTCACACGAACAAGTAAGCTTAATGCTGATGAACTTTGGATAAATATTGGCATTGATCAGCTGGGCCGTATTACAGGACAAGGAAAGTTTGACGATCACTTCATCAACTTCGATATTCTCGAAGCTCCTGTCGAGAAGCCCGACCTGAAGCGTAGTGCCGGGACAATGCGGGTCACAGGTAAGACGCAGGACGCAGTCTTCACAGGGCACCGTTGGAAAGTGGCGGGAAACTCCCCGACTGGGCAGTACGATGTCACGGTGCGCCGGCTGACCCCTTCGAGTTCTGGCGGTGACAGTCAAATTCTCGGGACCGCAACCTGGCTGAATATCAAGACAATTACGCATAACGACCCCGTTTCCATGAAGGGTTACGCTCGTCTGTTCGTTTCGATCCGCTCTTCCGGACAGCTCACTGGCATCCTCGATAAACTAAGTGTTGAAGCACAAAGGATTGGACCGACCTGGGAAAATAACACTTGGAAGTGGAAGCCAAGCTCTTCGCCCGCGACCGCTTACCGCTTGCTTCTGCAAACCCACACTTGGTCAGATCGCCTTCCGGACGCCTCTATATCTTTAACCGCCTTACAGAATTGGGTTCCGTTCTGCACAAAATATAAGTGTGAATTCAACGCCTATATTGACTTCTCGACAACGCGGGACAAGTTGCTTAGCGATATTTGCCGAGCAGGCTTCGCTGTTTGGACAAAGGAAGTCGGCACAGGGAAGATGAGCCTGGCGGTTGATCCTGTTGATCAGCAAAACCCGGTCCCTGTCCGCTACTTCAGCAACGCAAATAGCTGGAATAGTAGCTGGTCGTTTATTACAGACCCAGTTCCGGACGCAATCCGGATCACATTTGCGGACGCTGCGCAAGGGCATGCTGTCCAGACTTTCGAAGTCTATAACGATGGGAAAAACGATAAGAACTCGCAAGTCTTCCGAGACCAGCAATATCTTGGGGTCACAAGTCGCGAGCAGATAACGCTCCACGCGCGGATGGAACTTGGCGACGCAGCCCTCCGACGCATGACGCATGTGCGGACCGTGGGGCCTGAATACTTGGCATGTCAAATCGGGGACGTTGTAGGCCTGGCTGACGATACGCTGTCGGTGGGGTTAGGGCGCTCGGGCCGTATCCAGGATCTCATTTTTGCGCCCAGTGCGGGCGTCGCCAGCGACGAAGTTATCGGATGCTTGCTCGATCAAAAGATCGAAATGGTTGCTGGGCAAAACTATGCCTTGGCCATTAGCGGGGAAAACGCCAACGTCGTTCCAATCTTAACAGATACACGCGAAGGCGGAACTAATAGCGTAAAGTTTGCAGAATCTCTTCCTGAATTTGCTATTGCTGCAGATGATACTTGGACCCTAGGGCTTGCCGACCGCGTCGTCGTCCCGGTGATGGTTCGCGATATCCGCCCCGACAGCCGGGACGGAAGCGCAGAGATCACCTTTATTGCGCTGCCGCCTTATATAGAAACAATCAAGAAAGACATTCCGGAGTATAAGTCTTTTGCGACCCTTCCGCGTGCGCTTCCTGTACCTATTGTTGACGGGGTGCTCAGTGATGCGACCGTGATGCAACTGACGATGAAAGGGGATCTGGTTGCTCGTGTCGTGTTCCGACTGCGCCCCATCGATTACACGGGTTACACTGTGACGGTCATGTATCGCTTAAGCGGAACCGACCACGAATGGGCAGTCGCGCAAACAAGCGCACTCTCAACGGGGCAGGTCGCAGTCACAGGGGTAAGTGAAGGGAGCACTTATGATTTTATTCTATTCTATGAAAGCAGCGAGTACTTAACTTCACCAGCCGCTCGTTTCCGCGGTCATAAGGTTGTCGGGCGGACCGGAGCACCACAGCCACTAAACAACCTGATGCTCAGTGTTTTGTCTGGAAACCAAGTGCAAGCGCGCTGGGACGAGATTACTGAAATGGATGTGCGTGCCGGCGGCGGTATCCTCGTGCGGCATTCGACCGCGACCGAGGGCGCGTCCTGGGCAGCAAGCATCTCGCTTCTAGCGCAGCCCTTGGCGGGAACGACGACGCAAACGACGCTCCCTTATCTTCCCGGAACATATCTCTTCCGTGTGCAAGATAGCAGCGGTCTTTGGGGAGACATCCGAAGCGCAACCCTGCTCGATCACTCAGTCAACCCGTATACCACAATACTACAGGTGCGGGAAAACCCAAATTTCACTGGAACAAAACAAAACCTGACAGTGACTGGTGGGCAGTTGCGAATCACCCGGACTGGTTTTAACGCGATCCCAAATGTAAACGCGATCCCTGTCTTTAACGACGGGGGTTCTACTGTGCAGGGGCTTGGGCTTTACTCTTTCGCCAACGTGATTGACTT